TACCGCTAATAGTCCAGTTTTTGGCGCTGGTAACGTAAGAACGGTATACCGCGTCGTCTTTGCTGGTGACCTCGCGGGTTTCAGCGTTCATTTCAAAAGAGCAGTCGCTTTCTAAAGCGAAGCCTTTATAGGTGCTACCGCCATCGGTAGAGAGTAGTACGCGGATTTCGCCGCCGGAAATTGATGCCATACTATTAAGTATTTAGGATAAATAAAAAATCTGCTGCGAGTAATACGCGTTCGTTAATGTCGTCGTAGAAGAACTGTATACCGTCTAGTGTCGCGGTAATATAGTCTATGTCCGTTTTAATGTAGTCGCGTATAATTGCTAACTCGGCCTGGGCCGCGTCTGCGTCTGCGTAATGAAAGAAGAGCGTAGCGGTAATAGTTTCGCTAGCGTTCAAGTCTTTGTTTTCGGTAATGTCGACCGACTGAATCGTTATTACGATATGGTCCGCCGTAGTACCCTGGGGTGCTGCTAACGCGTAAACGTCGTCGGTAGTGGCCGCGGTTACTGCGTCGTATACGTATTGTAGGTAGTTCATCGTAGCACCGAAGTTATGCGTTTTTGGATATGACGCTGCATTAACTTTTGAGCTTTTTCTACTACGTTGGTACTGTCTACGGCGAGGCCGATAAAGTCCTTCGCTTTAAAGTTCTTTTCCGTTCCACCGAACAGCTGCCAGGGCGCATAGTAAGCGCCTTGCTTTCGGCTACCGCGTAAGCCTATTACTACGTAAGCTTTAGTAGTACCCTTGTTGGCCCACTTATTTATAGACCCGTAAAGGTTATAGAATTTGGCACCTAAAGCGCTGCGGCTTTTTAAGCGTATTCCTCTTGGCTCTTGGCTATCGGCGTACGCCTGGTTACGGGCTTCCGTAACTAGTGGCTGCGCCTCCTTTAGTAGCAATTTACGTACCTCGCGGAAACGCATAGTTTCGCTGGTACCTAATTTGCGTAGACGTTGGCGGAACTGGTCGAAGTCCTCGGTACGTCCCGACTGGCTGCGTAGGTATACTTTAGAGCGTGCCATTGTCGCGCAATTTAGTCTTTACCAAAATATAGCGCTTGCGGCCCTCCGGGGCTACGCTTACAATATCGTAGTATTTACCTCCGTAACCTAGCTTCCATTCTGCCGTTACTGCGGTTTGGTAACGCAAACGCCAGTTAACCGTGTATTGGCTTTGCATTTGATCGTTAACCAGCGCTTCGCTACCGGCTACCTCAATGCCTGGTATAACTTCCTGGGCGTAGAACTCCCCGGCGCTAGTAAAACTGCGCTTAACCTGGCCGCTAGCGTTTACGCTGGTGGTTGGTTCGTATAGGGTTACGCGTCGGTCTAGGGTCATGCAAAATTCCTACGGTAACGGAAAACGATACGGTCAAAGAAACGCGGGCCGACGTTGTAGGGCATATCGTCGCCGAAGTCGTACCCGAATTTCACACGCTGGTAAATAGCGTGTATTAAGTCTTTAGGCGCTGCGGCATAGCCGGCAGTATATACAATAACCATACGGTCGCCCTCTTCGCCAATGGAAGGGCTAATAACGCCGTCGAGTAGTTCGTACTCGGTGTCGGCGGTCGCTACTCCCTCTACGTAAACGGTAACGGAAGTAATACTACCTAGCGGCCAGTAGGGAAGCTCGTAAGAGCTTGCCCATACTGTGTCGCTGGTAATGTCTGCACTACCTACTACCACGTGTGCGTAAGACAAAGCCTCTTCGCACGCTGCCTCATAAAGGAACGTCAAAAGGTTATCGTCGTCGCTACCATCTACCCGGCAAAAGGACTTAAGCCCGGCTAGGTCGATGGCTTGCGGTGTGTATGTAATGCTATTCGCCATTTTAAATAGTAACGTCGGTTGCCAAAGCAAATGAAGCGTCGCGGAGAACGGAAACGTCCATAAAGCGCTCTACCAATACTTCTACGATGCTAGACTTCATGTTCGTGTAGGGGTCTACCATAAGGGTAGCACCGCCCCAAAAACCAATTTGTACGTCGTTAAAGTTACCGAACAAAATGCCGTAGGTGTCGGGGCTGCCGGAAGTCTTCTTGGAAAGGGTCGTGTTGTAGATGTTATAGCCGTTGGCCGTCTTAACTGGGTCTAGCATACCCTCTACCAAGAAACGACCGCTACCAGCGTCTACCTTGGTCTTCTTCAATTTAGCCACTACGTTAGGGTGAGTAACATAGGCCAAACGTCCGTCCAAAGCGTCGGCGGCTGCCAAAGCTGCTTCCATGTCTACCAAGTCGTCGAAAGAAATAGCGCCGATAGTCAAAGCTTGCGCAGCCAATTCGGTGTAGATGCCGGAAGGCTGGTTAGAAGAACCAGTGCCGTTAAGTACTGCGTTCTCAAGTCCTTTGTTAAAAGAAGCGTTAAGCTGGCCAATAATGCGCTGCTCGATGCCGCGGCTATACTCTTGGCGCAACAGTTGGTTAGACATAGACGCGGTAATTACGGCGCGCTTTGGCGACATAGTTACTTTGTCGAAATTGATATCTTGCGCGGTGTCGGTTCCCGTTTCAGTTTGCCAGTTCAAAGAGTAGCTAGAAGTCTGCTTGGGGAAGTCTACGTTACCTACCAAGTTATCGGCTACGCTGCAAAGGTTGAGCATAGGCGTGTTGGGGTACAAGAAGTCGACATACCGCCCAGGCTCGTTAAAGACCAAATCGGAACCGGTGGTAGCACCTCCGGCAGTTTGGGTACGCTTGAAAAGGAACTCGGGCAAGTTTACTGCGTGTCCTTCGCGGTAGTCTTGGTTAAGCTTGCGCTTTTCGGCAATACCTTCCTGGTTTACTTCTGCTTCTACGCCAGTAAGTTTACCGTTACGGGCCTCGTTGATAGCCTTAACGATATTGAATTTAGCCAGGTCGCGCTCTTCGGATTTAGAGAGCTTGCCCTGAACTGCGGAAGCGTCTACGAAATTCGCAGCGCGTTCCTCGGTGTTTTCTACGTTTTCCACGTTTTCGGGTTTTGTTTCAATTACTGGTTCCGCCAGTTCGGGTTCTTTATATTCTTGTTGTGCTGCCTCCAAGCTGCGAAGAGCTACGGAAGTAGTAGGGTTTGCGCCACGGGGCGTAAGGCTAATATCGTAAATTTCGCCTACTTCTTTAATAACGCGTAAGGGTTTTTCGCTGCGTACGTCTAGCCATTCTTCGCTTTTTACGGTGAATGCCCAGCTCGCCTGGTCTACGTCCCCACGTCCTACAAGTGTACGTACTTCGTTACCCGTCGCGGTGTCGGGAAGTTCGAAACCAAACTTTAAGCCCGTTTCGTCGGTGGTAAGTTCTAGGGTTCCTTTACCTTTATTTCTTCGGGCCAGTACCTTGTCGTAATCGTGGTTGTATAGAGCATGGATGTCGTAAGCGTCCAAGTTATCGAAGGCGCTACGCTCGATGCGTTCCCTAAAAGAACCCATGTCATATTCTCGAAAGTTTGCGGCATATCCGCTAACGTTTCGTCCTTCTCCATCATTGGGCAGCGGTAGGCTGCGTGTTTCCTTGTTGTCCATTGTTTACGTCATTTTGTGGACTCATGTGCATAGGCTTGTTATATACGTCCCCGTCAGCAATAGGGGCTAGCCCTTCTTCCTTACGAATCTCGTTAGCGCTCATTACCCCGATATTCCAGTAACTTACGTTACGTTGTACCTGGGTCATGATGTCGCCACGCATAAGCGCTCGCATGTCCAAGTTAAAGCGGCGGTTTCCGTTAAGAACCTTCGCCGTAAATTCCATTTCAATAAGTTCTACTAACGGGCGTATGCAGTCAGTAACGAACTGGGCGTTTTGTGCCTCAATACTATTTGAATAGCCGGCCCCTTCCATGTGGCCCACCTTATGCGGTGGAACCTTGTAAAGGCGGCAAATCTCTTCTACACCAAAGCGCAGCGTTTCTAAAAACTGGCTTTCACGCATGCTCATAGCTACGGGCTTGTACTCCGCACCTTCGGTAAGTACCGCAGTACCTCCGGCGTTATCCCCAGCGTAACGAGCGTCGAACTGTTGGCCAATTTGGCGTACGCGGTCAGCGTCGCGAATAGTACCTTGAATTTGAAGAATGCCCTTTGGCGTAGCACCTCGGCCGTAGAAACTGCCAAGGTGTTTAGTAGCCGCCATATTGGTACCGATTGTTTCCCGTGCGTAGGTAATCGGGCTTACGCCTTGGATGCCGTCGAGCGTCCAAAGTTTAAGGTGGATAATTTGGCTAGGCTCTAGGTTCAGCTTAACGCCGTTGGTTAAGTGTACCTGGTAACGAAGTTGGCCGTTTGTTGTGTCAACCGTTACTAGGTCGGTGTCGACTAGCTCGAACCCGGCAAGGCTTGCGCCGTTACGCATAGGAAGTACGTAGGCGTTTCCGCGCAATAATAACTGGGTCATCATTGCCTTTCGGAAGGCGTACGAATTGTAGCTACTATTTGGCGAAATGCGTACCATATCGTCAATAGAGCCAGGGACGTATACCGTACCCTCTTCCGTTTCACGCACTAGGCGAAAAGGAAGGCTGCTAATAGTGTCTGCAATAAGGTTAACGCATGCGTAGACCGCGGCGACCTTCGGCGCATTTGTGCTACTTACATTCTCACCGGCGGTAGTGCCGGTGCCTCCAAAAAGGTTAATAAGCCAGGGACGGGGATTGACTACCCCCGAAATACTGCGCTTTACTCGGTCGTAAAATGATGCCATACGTGCGCGTAAAGTTTACAAAATAAAAATTAAATATACAAATTTAAACGAAAATAATTTCTTCCGTGTCGTATGCGCTTAATCCCGTTTGCGCGTTATGAACGTAACCAGCCATGGCCGTAAGTACTGCCGCGGTGCCGTCGATGCGGTCGGGTGCCTTATCCTTTTGAAAAGTCCAGTTGTCGTTCTTATCTATGTGTAAGCTCGTGTTCGCTATCATCCAGGCGGTAACGGGGTTGCCGTCGTGCGTTAAATTGCCCGTTACTACGCTTCGGTATAGTAGCTTCATGGGTTCATTTATCATAAGTGCGCTTTGCCGCACTTCGTAACAAAAGTTCTTACCGTATCGCTGGCGTAGTGTGTCCACCGTTTCGGCTGCGTTCCATGGGTCAAAAAATATTCCTTCAACCGGGTGTTCGTTTATAATGCGTTCTATAATAGCCAGGCGGTGGGCCGTGGTCGTTACCTCACCTTTTACTATTTCTAGGTTCCCATTCTTGGCCCAGTTGCGCACTAGGTTCGGGTACTTGTTTTTACGCTTGGTCATAGCGTGGTCAGTTATTTGGTAATACTGCACCGTATGGAACTTTTCGCCATTAAAGTACAATATGGCGTAGGCCGTAAAGTCATTTACCGCTGCCAAGTCAACCCCAAGAAAGCACCGCCAGTTATTTACGTTGGTCTTTTTGTTGGTGCATTTCAGCCATTTCGCTAGCTCTATATAGGGTTGAGCGCTGCCCGCCCATTGGTTTAGGTGCAGCTTACGTAGGCTTAATAGCGTCGGCTCGTCGTGTTTCGCCGTGTTGCTTAACTCTTCCAAGTACTTTAGGCTCACCGTTACCCCTAGACTGGGGTTAGCCTTTGCCCATACCTTCGGGTCGTGTGGGTCTTCGTTATCTTCTGCGCCGTATATTATCGTCAGCCAAGACGGGTCCATTTCCGGGGTTTCCTTTACTTGCGCAGCGTATTCGTGCCACTTGTGGGCGAATGTATAAGCGCCACCCGCGGTAGTAATAGCCACCATTTTAGAAGGACGTGCCGCCATTGAAGTACGCAGAGCCTCCCATAAGTCCGGCCCCTTTACTTCGTTCCAGGCGTGGATTTCGTCGCATAATATAAGCGAAGGGTTTAGGCCGTGCGAAGTGCCTCCGTCGCTTGAAATCGTTTTTAAATAGCCTGGGCGGCCCTTTAGTCGTATTTCTTTTCGGTATGGCTCTAGTACCTTTTGTAGTTCCGGATTAAATAGTACCATGTTCCGGACGTAGGCGAACAGTATGCCCGCTTGTTCCCTGGTCGCAGCTGCTAGTACTACTTGCGGGTTACTGTTATTCTTAAAGCCTTCTAGCATATGGGCTATGGCTAGCATAGCAATAAAAGCACTCTTACCGTTCTTACGTGGTATCTCTAGCCAAACCATGCGCTTACCCTCGCTATTACGAATCAGGTGCCTTTGCCAGTCCAATAACTTAACTGGCTTGCCCGCGTGTTCGTCTTCCGTGAGAACGCAGTAGCGTTCAATAATGTTTTCAGTCCAGGTTGAGTTCACTACCTACTAACTTTTCTAATTCTGCTACTTTCTTTTCGGCCTTTGCCAAAGCTTCTAGCGCTGGGTTCTTTCTTATAACTGCTTGGCCTCTATCGGTTATGGCTTCCAATATTGCGCCGTGTCTCTTCAGGCTCTCGACGCACTCTTTTTGAATGGATCGCCACAGTTCTAGTTCTTCTTTCATGTTGGGGGGTTTCTAATTCACTACAAAAAAAAGGACAACTCGTCGGGGGAATAATCGGGGTCGCTCTTTGAGATGGAACCCACCCCCCATACCTCGTTAGCGGTCTTGCGTCCGTGGCACTCACGACACAGTATTTGTATGTTCTCTTCGTTAAATGCTTCGCCTCCTTCAACCAATGGCTTAATGTGGTCTAGGTGTATATGCTGGTCTAGTGGTGTAGCTCCACACTCTACGCATTCACCACCACGGCGGCTAATGATAGCCTTACGGTATCTGCGCCATGCCTTGCTACTGTATAGCTTCTCTTGGCGGTATGACTGCCGTGTGCGTGCGTGCCTATGCTTTAGGTAGTTGGCCATTGGTTAACTAGTTAACTATAATTAAATCAAAAAACTATTTATTGCTATTCTATATAGGTATGTATATATAATAATATATATATAAGTAGTTAAAGTAGTTAACTAAATGGGTCGGAGTCTTCCCAATTAATAGGCGCTAAAGCCTTGACCATACGCGTATTAGCGTGTCCCGTGTAAATGTCTAGTTTAAGGTTAAGTAGTTTAACTACTCCCCTAACTTTGTTGCGTGCAAACGGTCTATTTGACGTTTCCAGGCAGTACCTAGTGTAGCTTCGGTAGAACTCGTTAAAGCTAATTTCTTGCCCTTCGTACATATTTAGCTCCTCGTCGTGGAACGATTGAAGGCTATTTATGGCCCTTCTATATTCTTGTAGTTCGGTAACGTTAGAAGGTACGTAGGTAAAGTAACCCTGGCCGCGTAGGCGTGCTGCTCCTACTATGGCCCAGTTAAATATGCCTGGTAGCTCTTCCTTTAGCCTATTGGTTAACTGCCAGTCCTCACGTCCAACGAACGAGTTATTTAGGGCTATGATAATTAAACGCCTAAATACTCCGCTATCGCTCTCCGTTTGTGGTACGCCATTGCTGGCGAATATTAGCTTACAGTGAGCCTTGAAGTCGAAAGGTCGCTTATATTTAGGGTTAGCGGTTATGGTTTCACCGGCTACCACCTTCTTAAAGCCCGTGCTAGCGCTATTTTCTTTATAGCTTATTTCCGTGCTTACATTAAGCCAGCTATCGGCTAGACGTTCTAGGCCGCGTTGCTCGCCTAGTTCCGTCCATTCCAAATGGGTAGCGTATGGTACTAAAGCTTCTAGAATGTCGCATATAACGCTTTTACCATTACCACCGCTACCGTATAGCATAAGGGCTTTATGGTAGTTCATATCGCGCATTAGGCAGTACCCGAAATACTCTTGAATAAGGGCTATCTTCTGCTCTGCATCTTCGTCGCCTTCGAATACCTGGTCTAGGAATGCATACCACTCGGTGGGCTGTGCTGTGGGGTCGTACTTAAAGGGCATACGCTGGTATACTCTTGCCTCCTTTTCATACTTACCGCGTACAAACTTACACGTCGTAGGGTCTAAATAACCGTCTTCGAATGCTAGGTACTTTTCGTTAGCCTCGTACTTGGGTAGCTCGTAGGTAAGGCGGTCTATGACCAGGCTTATTTTAGCTTGTGTCGCCTTTTCCTTTAGTATGCGTAAAATTAGCAGCTCTAGCGCATCGCGCTTTAGTTCCTGGTAGCCATTATTGTAGATAAAAAAACGGCCATTATGTGTAAAGCCGTTTTCCATCTGTTTAAGGATATAGTTGCCCGCCTCCCAGGGGCATGTAATGCCGTCTATCGCCTCCATCTAAAATACTGTAGTTTAAAATAATCTAGGTCAAAGTCGGGGCCTAG